GGCAGGGTGACGGCCTGGCCGCTGGCCAGCGTCAAGAAGGCTTCCCGGTAGGTCATGCCGTTGGTGCGTTTGGGCTTGTCGATGAACTCGGTGGCCACAACGGCCTGGCCAGCGCGGATCATCAGTTGTTTGACCTTCTTCAGCGCCGTGGCCGCGCTGGCGGCGCTGGAAAAGTCGAGCGGGTTCGTTGCAGGCATGACATGCCCCCATAGTGTGGATACATGGGGGGCATTGTGCGGCACGGGCGAGGGCTGCCCGGCGGGGCGTTTGCGCGGTTATCCGACCAGCACGTTAGCGGATCCGGACGCACTGTCGCCACAGGTGGCCAGGTCCCCGGCCCGACACACTGGCTTGCCTTGGGCGAACACGGTACCGCTGGCGCCGACCATCACCGGACCGGCATGGGCGCCGGTACCGTGGCCAGTTATGTCAGCCCCTTTGACACCGATCGGAGCGCCGTTGACCAGCACCGTCGGCGCCAGGTTGCCGGTAATCACGCCGCCGGCGCTGTCCATTCCTACACGTACTGCTCCAGGCATAGAGCCCCCTTAGTTGAGTTTGATGGTGCCGGCGAGCGCGGCCAGCTGGGAGCCGGTGAGGGTAAGCGTGGTTCCGCCCACCGCCAGCTTGATCTGGGTACCGGCGTTGATCGTGAAAGTGTCGTCGGCGTTGAGCTCAAAGTTATCGTGATTCCACCGGCGCATACCGACGACGTTGCCAATGTTGGGGTTACGAAAGCCCATGATGATCGGATAACGCGGATCACCCGCCTCGAAGGCCACGTAGACCTCGGCGCCCTCCACCAGGCGAATTTCAGTATTGGTCGAGTCATCACCAATGGGGTACATCACCTGGGCGAGTGGCATCAGGCTGGCGCCGTCGGTATAGGGCGGCACTTCCACGCGCACTTCCCGGCGATCGCGGTCCACACTGCGAATGAAGGCCGCATGTAGGAAATTAGAGGGCATTGACCAGCCTCCCCAGCCAAAGGCGGCTACGGCTCTCTTGGGCGCCTTCCAGGTTTTCGAAAGCATGCAGGGCGGTGATCACAATCAGGCTTTCGCCGGCCACCTGCAGCACGTCACCCGCCTGAATGTGCTGGCACACGTTGCTATCGACAGTCTTGCTGCGCACCAGGACGCTCGATGCGTTGCGCAGGCGGCGCCCGTCAGTGCGCGGCATGTACTCCAGGATGCGCGTCTGGTTGCTCGGGCCCACGACCAGGGCGGCGGCATCGTTGGTGCTGTAGTAGGTCGGCACGTCCTGCAGTTGCAGGTATTCGCTGCTGATCTTGGCCGCACTGTCGATCTGGCCGATGTTGTCTACCGGCACCTGTTTGCCCATGTCCGCCAGACGCATGGCGCTGATACGGCCGCCACGCAGCACCAGGGCGGCGCCTTCCTCCTGCAGGATCTGCACAAGGGGATAGCTCGGGATCTTGCCCCGGAAGCAGGTAAACCGCGGTACCACGAAATCGTTATCTACCTGGGCATAGGCGCCGCACGCCCGAAAGGCGCCGCCGAACGTGGTGTTTTCCTGTACGACGGCCTGTGCCCGCGCGGTGGCAATGCCGGCGCAGCTATACAGCAAGGCCGTTACTTTCATCGCCTGTTGCTGGGAAGTGCCCTGCACCTGGCCAAGGGGTTGCGCCTTGTCGGTCTTGACGATCAAAAACCGCAAGTTCTCCCGGCCAGCCCATACCGAGGCGCCTTCTTTCACCTTCGTCTCTACGCCATCGATCAGCTTTACGGTGAACTCCAAGGTTCGCGGTACCGGCGCCAGGTCCGAACGCAAGCGCCAGGAAATCACCACGTCGGTGGGGAGCATGTCCCCGTCTTCGCGCAGGAATACGTTCATACCGAGTGATTCCAGGTAATCCCGTCGTCAGTGCCGATGCTGCGCACCTGGGCGGTGGTGTCGTCGTGCTGCACCACCTGCACCAGGGGGTAGCCTGGCGGGTTGTGAGTTGTGCCATCGTTAGGTTCACCCTCGGCCGGGGCGTCCAGAACAGGCATGGTGCACTTGAGAATAATGTCCGCGGCCAGGATCTTGACGTTCTTCAGGTCCGTTTTAACGTCCATCCAGTCGATGCGGTTGGTTTCCAGGGTGATCGGCGCCGGAATCTCGTACTCCCCAAAGGCATAGACGGCCTTGAGGTGGCGATTGCTCGGGCGCTTGATGAACGTAGACAACTGAGCGGCCAGGCTTTTCGGTGACGTGCCTTCACTGCCGATAATCACCACCTGCAGGCGCTGGTCCATCATCGAATGCTGGTACCCGTACCACGATCCACCTTCCCGGATCTGCAGCACACGCCTGGCAATGTGATCGCCACCCCAGTCGGCGCCGGTACCCATAAAATTCTCATCAACTGCCATCAACACGATCGGAAACATCGCGTTGGCGCCTTCTGGCCCGTTCACGTTCTTGCGGTAGGCCGCCAGCATGTCCTGGGCGGCATCGATCATGCGCGACGGCGCCCACATGACGGCCTGGCTGAAAGGCTTCTGGCGGTACAGCTCCACGGCTTTGGTGTTGGCGTAGAGTTCATCAAACCAGCGGTTCATGTACTGGCCCCAGGCCGCGCGGATCTGGTCAAAGCTACCGTTTAGGTTCTGCGACATGGCTTACTGGCCTTCCTGCTCGTTCTCAGCGACGTTTGCCGCTTGTTCGGGCTCATCTTGCACCAGGGCATCAAGCGCTTCTTGGGCGTCCTTTGCGGCATCTTCAGCCAAGCGCGCTTGCTCGGCCGCCAGCATCAAATCGGCCAGGCTAAAGTCAGCGCCGTGCTTGAGCCGGTGCAGCAAGCGATACATCCGCAGCATCAATTGTTCGGTAGGCCACGACGTAAGGGTCAGGCCGGCCAGAATTTCCGCGTCCATGTTGGCGCGCACGAACCCCAGCGGATACCAACCATCCTCGGTGGCCACCATTTCTTCGAACTTGCTCATGTCGGCGCCGACCAGGGACGCGCCGTCTACGATCGCGTGGGTGAGCTTGTTGCGGTAGAGCCGCGTCACCGGGGCCTGGCCAGCGGCCTGGCGTTCCTGGTCGATGGGGTAGCTTTGGCCAAGGGTCAGAATCGCCCGATCGAGCATCACCTTGTCGCTGATACTCAGCTCAAAGGCCTGGGGCTGGGTTTGGTTGTAGGCGGCCAGCATGGCGTCGGCGTTAGCGTACCCGGACCACAGGGCGAAATTGAGCAGACTTTGCAGGTTGATCATGACGGCATCCAGTCAATGCGGCGCCCCGTAGGGCGCCTGGGAGAGGGTTAGGCAATAACGAACGGGGTCGCCGGCGCTTCTGGCCAGGTCACCGCCGCCGGGTATCCTTCTTGGGCTTCGAGCTGGGAGAGCTTCACCCGGTAGATCCGCCAGGCCTTTTGCTCGGCCTCAATCGCGGGCTTGGCGGCCAGCTCCTCCGCGGTGGCCATGTCCAGCTCAATGGCATCCGCCAGGGTCGCCAGGCGAGTGTCCAGCGCCGTGATGCGATCGGTAGCCTCCCGGGCCGAGGCTTCACGCCGGGCGGTGACCGCCACGGACACCTCCCAGGCGTCTGGCTCCGCGATATCGCCATACCAGCCTTCCAGGGCGTCCGCGTAGATCGCTCTGCCATGGTCCGCGGTATCATCCGGAGAGGCGGTGAAAGGCATTTCCCCCACGGTGTCGGCCGTCTCCTCAAACACCACCAGCAGGTTGATGGCGGTGCGTTCCACGTTCCAGCTTGGCGCGCGGCCAGATTTCACAGTCAGCATTAAGCGATCCTCAAGAAAAGAGTGGTGCCTTTATCGTTTGCGTCTGCCGAGGCGGTGCCCATGCAACGCCAGGTTCCAACACCAGGTGAGCCACCGTTACGCACCACGTCTTCGGTGTTCGCATAGGTGAGGTAGGCGCCCCCAACAAGCTGGCCAGGGCTCAAAGCGCCCCCGGTGCGGTTGGTCATCAGCGCGTAGGTTCCAAGGCCACCGGTGGCGCCTGCATAGTTGGCGTAGTCGTAGCCAATGTTGCTTCGTGCGGTGAAGTTGTTGCCCAGGTAGGTCGAGAAGTAGCCGCCCCAAAGGGAGCCGTACAGGTTGCCGTCCGTGCCAAGCCAGGTATTACCGTTGTTCGCGTAGACAGTGCCTGCGGCGATGATGGCGTTGCCCGCGTTGATGTTGTTGCCCGCGGTGAGGTTGACCGCGCCGACGGTGCCGCTCGATGTCAATCCGCCTACAGTGGCTATGCCAGGGGTGTAGAAACTGGCACCCTGGACAGCGCCGGTAGCCAGGAGATAACCGCCAGCGGTGACGTTGCCGGCTGCGGACATGCTGGCGTTCGACGTCACGTTCCCGGCCGCACCAACAGCGCCGTCCGTGACGATGTTCCCAGTGGAATAAATCGTGGTGCCTACGCTGAGAGAAGCCCCGACAGACATTGCGCCGGCCGCTGCAACACTCGCAGCCGAGAACGTGCCGTTTACCGCCGCGCTTCCATTCCGGAACCATGCCCAGGCGCTGGTCAACGAGGCTGCAGAGTTTACGGCGAAGGTCGAACCGTCAGCGTTGCCAAAGTAGACCGAACCGGACGTGGTTTGCGCCTGGTAGAAACTGTTTGTGGCAGCGTTGTCACAGTAGGCATTGAAGCTAACAGCGCCGCCGCCTTTGCGCGTGACGGTACCGGTAGCGGACAGCGTACCAGTGATGGCGGCCCCTGCCGCGAAGGTCGCAGCAGCAGCGAACGCAGCAGCCCCGCCGACGTTCAGGGTCGAATCAAGGGTTACAGCGCCGGTCGCCTTCAGCGTGGTGTCAAAGGTCGCCCCGCCGTTCACTTTCAGGGTCGAACCAAGGGTCGTCGCGCCGGTTGCTTGCAGAGTCGATCCGAAGTTTGCCGCGCCCTGCGCTACCAGGGTCGAATCCAGTGTTGTCGCGCCTGTCGCCTTCAGGGTCGCCAGTGTCGAAAGGCCGGCCACGTTCAAGGTGGCGCTCATTGTCACGGCGCCAGTTGCTTTCAGCGTGGTGTCAAAAGTTACAGCGCCTGCCACGTTCAAGGTCGATGCAAGTGCGGCAGCACCGGTTACGTTCAGCGTGGAATCAAGCGTTGCGGCGCCGGTCGCTTCCAGCGCGCCAGCCACGACCACCTTAGACGCGGTAGCCGTCATCACCGAGTTTGCCGCTGTCGTTCCGACCACCCCGAGGGACGCTGTGAGGGTGATATCTGCGGCCGAGTAGAACGAAAGCTGTCGGTTGCCCGCTACAGTGTTCTGGTAGCCCAGGTCGATGTATTGGTTAGCCCGCACGGAGCTACCAAACAAGGAAATGCCCGATACGTCCAGGCCACCGTCGACGTCCAGAAGTCCGACGAGGTTCGTGGTGCCGTTGACTTCCAGGGCCACGCCAGCCGCTGGCAGGGTTGTATCCGTGCCGCCGATGATGGTTTGGCCGCGAATGTAGTTCGGTGCCGATCCCTGCATGTACAGGTTCCAGCGGTTCACGCCGGCCCGGGCAGTCAAACGACCATCGAACGCATACGCCGTCAGGATGTTCACGTTGCTGTAATCGTAACCACGGAATCGGGTGGCGATGGTCACGGTCGTGCCCGTGTTCACGGTCACAGAGTTTGCCCAGAAGTCCACCCAGTCTGGGCACGTCCAGGCCGTAGTACCGTCGCCAATGGTGCTTTCTACGCCGAAGCCGATACCCCGAGTGGCAGCGTCTACACCTATGTTGTGGTAGGCAATTGCGCCAATTTGGGTAGTGCCGCTCAGGTTTTTGTTACCGGCCGTGTTGTAGCCCAAAGTCAGAAGGCGCGATTGGTTGACGGTGGCGCCCCCCACCGAGGCATGACCGGCCGAGTTGAAGTTGACCAGGTTCTGTGTCCACACGCCCGCGCCGTCGTCTACGTCCAGGCGCAAGATCGCACCGTCTGCACGCAAGCGCATGCTGAGTGTGTTCGTGGTCCTGTCTACAAAAGTGATGGCCGGGGCGTAGTTGGCAATGGTGATCCCGCCGTCACCATTGTTGAGGTTGTTGGCGAGGAAAATACCGGCATTGGTGTAATCGACAGCCGTTGACGCTGCGTCGTTGTAGACCTCCAGCTTCGCGTTGATCCGAACGGCGGCGCTGAAAATGGTTTGCCCGATAAAGGTGGTCAGCGCCTTGAACGTTGCCACGCCGGCCGCGATGAAACCATTGTTTGTCTGGAAATCGCCGTTCTTGACGGACGCCAACCCCAAGTCGCCGTCGAAAAATACTTCGCTGGTGACAGTCCCGGCTGAATTGCGCGCACCAATGTTGGCAAGGCCGCCGCCCACCGAGCTAAACCAAGCGCTGATAGCCGCAAGAATCCGACCGCCGTCAAAGTTGGTCGTTAACGATGGGGTCTTAGCCTGGATCGTCATAACCTGCGTGTTCACTGCAGGTGTTTCGAGCAGGTCGGTACGCACATAGGTCGTATAAGGCAGCCCGCCGTCGCGGATCACGCCTTGCCGGTAGTTGGTCACCAGGTCGCCTGTCGTGCTCAGGGTGCCAGTTACCGCCGCGCCCGCGCGGAATACGCCCTGGCCATAAGCTGTGAACTTGCTGTCACTGCCAAAAACAGCGGCGAGCGAAGGATTCGTGCTCCCGACCGGGGTTGTCAGAACACGGACCTCACCAGCCGACGACGTGGCTTTAGCGTCCTCCGCGGTGTAGAAGTCGATCCGACCGGTTTGTTGGTACTGCGCGCCATCGCTGGCGGCACCGAGAAGGGAAAAGACAGCGCTCCCGGTCGGTACCATGGCATGAACGCCAGGGGCGCCCCTGGAACGAGTGCCGACGATGCTTGGCGCATAGTCGTAGGTGCTGTAGGCGTAGCCCTGAAGGGCCAGCGTACAGCCTTGGTTACCCGCGTTGTCAGTCAGGCGAATTTTCGGCGCAATGGCCACGCCCGAACCGCGGTAGTTGGCGCCGGGAACTAGCGTGGTGTCGCTGAAGTTGCTGGTGAGCGTGCCGGAGAGGCCGTTGGTGCCTTTCAGCAATACATCGATCAGGGAGTTGATATTGACGTTATCGCCGCCGCTGGCCAGCTCCACCCATGGCCCCCAGGTGGTCGCGGTGGCAGCCTTCTGCACAAAGCGTTTTTCGGCGTAATGGAATTCGCGGCTGGTGGCGTTGATAGCAGAGCTTACGTTTGTCCAGCCACCCATAACGTGCAGGGTGCCCCACGCGTTGGTGGTAGGCATGCCAGGGACGCCAAGCACGTAGCCGTCTGCCAGGCCCATGTTTAGGCCGGTACCCATAACATCCGTCGGTGTTCCCGAAACATAGATGGTGGTCCGCAAATCCGCGCTCTGGCCCAAACCGCGCGCTCTGGTGGCCGCAAACAGAGCGGTCATGTTGGCAATCTGCAGGTCTTTTTGCCCGTCTGTCGCGGTCGGTGCGGTTGGAACGCCCAGCAGCACCGGCGAGTCGGTAAAAGCAATCTCACGCCAGGCCTTCCAGACTGAACTGGCCTTGTTTCGCACCCAAGTGCGGTTGGCATCGCGGTGGGTCAACGTTTGCTTGGCGGATGCGGCGGCACCTTGCTCATGCAGCAATACCGCACCGTTGATGCTCGAATAGCCGTCAGGGAAGGTGCCTGTTGTGGTGGTAGCGGTGAAGTAGGAGCCGTTCGAATCAAGGGAATCGATGCTCACGGCAGCCAATGGCATCGAGTACCGGCCGAAACCGGTGGCATTGATGGCCGCCAACAGCGCTTCCATGTTCGCAATCTGTCGGGTGGTGCTGTTCAGCGCGGCAGTTGGCGCCAGCGGCACGCCCGTGAAATCAGGCGAATCCAGCCGTGCTTGCTGCGTCCATGGCCCCCAAATACCGACGTTCATCGAACGCATGTAAATCTGGTTGTTGTAGGTGCTGGTCTGGCCCAAGTGGAAGCAGATCTGGACCATATACGTCGAGGCATATGACATATGCAGCATCGTGCCCGACTGGGTAGGCATCGGGGAGTTGAGCGTGGTGTTCGTGTAGCGATAGATGCCCGTCGTGGTGACGGTGTTGAAGTCCGCCAACTGCGAAAGCACCGTAGTACCCAAGCCATGCCCGCCGTTGGCCGCGTAAGCGCTCAGCAAAGCGCTCAGCGGCTGGCCTCCGAGGTTCGATAGCGCTTCTGGCGCGCTCCCGGCACCGGTACCGCCGTTGGCAATCGGGGTGATGCGATCGCGCAGGCCTACCAGTTGCGCGGTGGTCGCGGCTTCGGTTGTGGAACCTGTCAGGGCGTTGTACAGCGCGTCAGACTTGGCCAGCAATGCAGCGGCGCCCAGTTGCAGCGCCGATCGGCCGGTTGCGGCGGTGGTGCCCAGCGCCAACTGGTTGCCGCTATGGTAAATCTCTACCGGCGCCTGCCAGGTGCCACCGGTTTTGCGGCGCAGCCACAGGCGGTTGGAGTAATGGCTGGTGATGAGCTGGGTGGCGTAGGCGGTGGTGTCGCCTGGCATGTGCAGCACTTCGCCATAGTCGGCCACCGGGGCGCCGGTCGAGGTCGTGCCCCAGCCATAGGTGCCACCCGCGGTGATTGTGTTGAGGCTGGCCACGGCGTCCAGAATGAGCGCACCGGCGCCGAACGAACCCGGGACCAGCAATGCATCGGCCGTAGTGTCGTAAGGAGTGGCCTGGGTACGCGCCATGATCGCTTCATGGGTGCGCTGGGGGCTCATCCAACGGTTGATGACGGTGCTGGCTTTGTCCTTCGCCTGCAGCGCCGTGGCGGCGAACGAATCGTACTCGCCCTTGCTGTAGGTATCGGCCACCGCGAAGGTGCTGAGCGATACCAGGGTGACCTGGGTGCCGGCCGCAACCCCAGTTTTCAGGGTGATTTTCGCGCCATCGGTGGCGGTGTATTCGGTCTTGGCCAGCTTGGCGCCGGCGACAAATACAAACTCACTGCCAGGCGTGTACGCGCCGTTGAAAACCGTCTGGTTGGCGGTGGCCAGGAACGGGTATTCGATATAGAACTGACCGCCACCCACGCCGCCGGCGAGCTGGAAGCGTGTGCCGTCATAGATCAGGTCATAGATCGCGCCCACACGCAGATCGCCAGGCGTAAGGGCGTTGCCGCCGCTTTTGACCACGGCTTTGGAGCCCAGACTGTTCACGTTGGCGGTAACCGCGCCAGTGTTGGCATAGGCCGCCTTGAAGCGGAAGGCCTGGCCGGTTTTGTAGGCCGGGGTCAGAACGTCGAGGGGCGTTTTCAGCGTGATGGCGTTTGCGGAGCCAGTCACGGTCATCCACATGTCCGCCTGGGCGTCCGGGAATAGCGCGTGGGCTACGTACTGGGGGTGAGCGTTCGAGGCGCCTTCGTGCGCGGAGATAGCGGCCAGGGCGACCGACTCAGTTGGATCAATGGTGAGGTCGATGCTACCGGCGGGCACCGAGTCGAACGCGATATCAGAAAACAGCACCGCGGGCACGCCGTCGGTTTTGGTGAAAGCAGGCGAGGCGTTGAGCTCAGACCAGACAAACGCCAGCACGTTACCGGCCCAATAGCCGATTTCAGTCACCGGGGTTTCGCCACCCAGATCCTCACGCCAGGCCGCCAGCAAGCGGATTTGGTATTGGGTTGGGCGGGTACCGCCGGCCAGGCTGATTTTGCTGCCTACCGGCGTTTTGAGCGCGGTTTCGGTGCCCGTTGGATCATATCGGCCCTTGCCGAACGATACATGGGTCAGCTTCAGCGACATGCCGCTGGTGCTGGCGGCAAAGGCGGCTTGTTTGCCTCCCAACGTCATCGTTGGGTCGATAATCAACGGATTGTACATATAACCCCCAGGTTCTTAATGGGGGAATGCTACGGGCCGCCAACCGCCTGTTTTTTTGGGCACTTTGCGCCCTTATCGCACCGAAGAACCATCAGCCCGGCAGGTGATTACCATCCGCGCCGGCGCCTTGATCCGGTAGCCGAAACTCACCGCCTTGGCCGTGCGCAACTCCAACACAAAACGCGCCGCTACGGCCGTCAGGGACGCGCGCAGGATGCGTTCGGGGACTATTTGCGTCTCAATGTCCACGCGCAGCCGGCTGGTTAGGAAGTAGTTGGCCAGGTTACCGCCCTGGTCTTCGATTTCCTGCTTGCTCATGGCGTCATCCGGGTAGGTGCCAGCGATCGGGCACCAAAGCTGCGAGACGGTATAGACCGGACCAAACAGCGCGTTGAGGTACGCCTCCAGGAACGCGGTACCGCGCTGGGGGTTGTTGTAACGCCAGGCATGAAACAGGTGGCGGATCTGCTCCACGGTGGTGGTGCGCAGGACCGCCAAGCCATCCTTGGAAATTTCACGTTCCAGCAGCTTGGTTTCGCCCAAGTGCGGCATGCCGTAAAGGTTGATGGCGTTCACGCTGGGGGCCACACGTTGCTGATACAGGCGCAGAAACAGCTTTTTGAACTCGGCTTCTACTTCATCGAACTCAGTGCTTCGAACAAGGGGCGTGAGTTTCATCAGTCAGCCTCTACCGTGACCAGCACAAGGCTTGCGGCGGTGATGTAGCGGAACTGTTCGGGCTTTTCGGCGGCGCCGGCGGTGTTGTTGCTGATCACCAGGTTACCCAGGCGCGGCGATAACGCGGCCACGTTGTCGGTCAGCAGCTTGTAAATGTCCTTTTCCAGCATTTTTGATTCGCCACGCTTGGCCCACGCGGAGCCACGCCCGTACTTGTCCAGCATCAGGGTGCGCACCTCCTCTTTGACCTCCTCGCCGTCGTAGATCGAGGTAATCGACATGGTGAGGGTCACGCCCACCACCTTTTCCTCTACCGGCACGGACTGGTAGCGGTAGCTGGTGTCGGCTCGATAGACGATCTGGGCAATCTGGCTGTGCAACTCCTCTTGCGCCGTGCCGTCCTTGAGCGCGGCCACGAAAATCGTGTTCATGTTGCGCACGTCTGGCCCTCGCACTTGCTCCTCACGGCGCTCGTTCCAGGTACTGAGGAACGTCAGGGGCACAATCTTTTTACGAATCACAAAGTCGAAGTTAGAACCGAACACCGCGCTTTCGTCGTAGATGGCCGGGTAGGAACACACCTCGCGCATGGTGGCGATATCCATAGGGTCGGCGCCTTGCTGGGTCACCTCAGCCAGCTCCAGGATCATTTGCGATTCGATGCTGCTGGTGGTCAGCTCGTTGTATTCAAAGGCGAACGTCATGCCTACGCTGAGCGCCAGGGTGCCTTCGGTGTCCTCGACAATGATTGTCAGCGTCTCGCCCACCGCCGGCTGGTACCCGGCCAGCGTAGACACTCCGAACTGAACGCTGAGCGCGCTGTATTCGTCTGACTTGATGTTGTAGACCTTATCGCCGGGCATGATGTTGGCGAAGTCGTTGGTGCGCTCGAAGCCGTCCACCCGGATATCAGTGATGCAACCAATATCGGGATTGGTCACCTCGATCGTGTAAAACGCACGGTTGGCGTTCACCGCGTGGGTGAAGGTCCGCGCCCGGATCTGCTTGGCGCTCATGTAGCCGACTTCACCACCCAGGATGGTCGCGCCCCCGGTGACCACCCAATAACGCCCCTGTGCATCCATCAGGCTGCGCCCGGCGATGATGCGCATGGTTTGGTTGGTGCCGTTGGTGACTTTGATACGGGCGATCGAGGGCGTACCGAACGGCAAGATGCCCTTTACCGCGGCGTCAGCGCGTACCGTCACGTCCCGGGCCTTGGTGAAGGCTTCGGCGCCGGTCACGTCGACTTGCTGGCTCAAGTGCGCCAGCATCGACGCCATCGACGCCAGCCCCTGCATAATCATCGGGTCGCCAATCTGGTACCGGGCAGAAATGGTCGGATAGCTGGCAATGTCGTTTACCGCATCCTGCAAAAACTCGTCTTTAGTAACTGCCACGTCTTACCTCTCCCAGATCGCTCAGGCTCACCGCGGAGCCGTCAATGTCGATGTAAATGTTTTGCCGATCGATGCCATCGTTCTCGGCGTACATGCTGATCACGCCCGCTGGGAGCGCCGCCAACACCGGAATGTCGTCGCGCATCTTGGCCAGGAAGGCATCAGCGATCGGAGAACTGAGCGGCTTTTGCAGCAGCTCCTCCGTCGGCGCGCCATAGGTCGATCCCAGATAGGTAAAGGGCTTGGTACCGATCCAATGGGCGACCATTCGAAACAGCAAATCCACGTTGTAAGCATCGTTGGCCATAGGGCACCGGTTACGGTCTATTGAGCGGAATCATGACAAACAAAAACCGCCGGTTTAGGCGGCGGTTTCCGTAGTTTTGGCGTTACATGCGGCCCATGCTGGAACCACCCAGGCCACCGGTGGCGGCGTGTGCAATACGCCTGTCCTCCATGTCCTGGTTGAGGATCATCGGCGCCGCCGGCGGTGGCGCTGCCTTGTTGTTGCCTGCGCCCATCAGTGGCTTGGTGACTTGCGGGGTGCTGGGCAGCTTCACCAGGCTGGCATCGGCCGCCGGCGGCGCATAGCTCGGCATTTTCGGCGCCGGCAAGGCGATCGGCTCGACGCTGGCCATCTTCAACGCGACCGGGGCGACCGGGCTGGTGAGGGCTGGCGCTGCAACCGTTACCGGCGGCATGGCCATGTTAGGAATTGGGATCATCCCTAGCGGCTGGGGCTTCAACGCGGCCGCCGCGCGACCTGCAATCCCCGCAACTTGCGGAACACCTGCAGCGGTTCCACCAGGTGCGCCCGCCATGCCAGGTGTCCCGGAAACGCTCGGGGCTCCCGGTACCGAATTCGATGCCGCGCCGTCTTTGCCGACGCCTTTGAGTGTGGCGATGGTGCTGGCGATCGCGCCTGTTGCCGCCGCTGGCGCCGCCACTTGCACCTGATCAGCCCGGCGGGTGGGTGTAAGGTCGCCAGCTTGCGCCTGGGCCAGGTACTGGTCGTACTTGGCACTCACGTCGGCCATGCCGTTGGTGCCGCCGTTGGTTTTCACGCGGGCGCCGGCGATATCGCCCCGGGCCGCGGCAATGTTGGCGCCGGAGTCTTTCCAGTGCTGTACGGCGATCTTTGAGCGGTATTGCGGATCGCTGGCCAGGTCCGGATTGTTCACCAGGTCGATGCCCAGTTTCTGGCCCATCTTTTCGTACTGGTCGCGCCCGGTGAGCTGAATGTCGCCACGGCCCCGGAACTTGTACCCGTCCCCTGGCTCGACGTTGCCCATACGCCCGCCATAGACCTTGTTGGCGATCGCCTCGGGGTTGCCGGCATCGGCGCGGGCGCTTGCGGCGTCCTTGTAGTACTTGGGGAACACCTGCTGCAGGCGCTCAGCGCTGTAGTTCAGGTTCTCCTCAGTGCTTTTGAACCCGCCGCTTTCGTGGTCGACGTTGGCCATCAATGCGGCCTTCGACTTCGGATCGGTAATGCCGCCGGCGTCCATGGCCTTAATCAGTTCGTCTTTGCGGGCGTTGGAGCCGCCTGCGTAGCGCCCACCGGTGACGGTATGCAGGGCGTTTTGGCCGGCGTCCCTGATCGAGGAGACTTTACCGTCCACGTAGTCCCTGGCCGAGTGCACCGAGTCTTCTACGGAGTCTTTAAACGCCATGACCTGTTCTGTGGCGCGCTTCCAAGTGTCCTTGGCCCAGTCCGTCATGGACGTAAATTCGCCGGTACCGACGGTCACCAGGGTATTCCAACCGTCTTTCATCGTGCCGAATGCATCGGCGGCCATCTTGTCCGCGCCGTCGGCAACGGTCTGCCAGGCGCTGGTGATGCCGTCCATCATGCCGGCCATATCGACCGTGCTGAGCCATTCCCCTACGGCGGTACCCAACTGGTCACCCAGCATGCCGCCTGCAATGGCGCCAGCGGGTCCGCCGA